TTGGCTAGCTCAGCTGATGAGCTTGGGAAGTCTTCCTCTTGCAGTGGCGGGTTGTCCATTGCACCTTGCATCAGTCGCCACACTTCTTTCATTGACTCCATGTCCTCAGACCCAGTGCATGGTGCGCCATACCCGATGGGTTTGCCGTTGGAATAGAACACTTCTTGTAAGCAGTACCAGTCCTCGCCGTTGTTGGCAGTTTTGGTGTTGACGATGCGGTAGTTCCAGTGGAATTCAAATTCTTCGGTCATGTTGTTCCTCCGTTGTGTTCATGAATTTACGTAACTCTTCAAAGTTGTAGGTGAACCGTCCATGCTCATCACGGAACCGCCACTCATCACAGATGGGACACCCCGCCACATAGGTACGGCATCGTTTGGCAAAGCATCCACGCAGTAAAGCAAACCCTTCGTCCGATACATACTTACTCTTCGCCCTTTGGCGTATCTGTCTGGCTTTCATCACACCACCTTGTTCAGTTTGTTTAACATGTACTCACGCAGGATTACGTAAGCTTCGTCTTTGCGACCCTCTCGGTCGTGCAACCATGCCTTGGTCAGCGTTTCACAGTCATCAAAGCTCACACCTTGCGAACCTCGTTCCCTCAACTCCTCCACCAAGTCCTCGGTGTCAAAGTCGCTCAGGTCAACGTCAATGTCAACCTCTGTTGTTATCGTTTTGTATGTCATAGCGTTCCTCCTTTATGTGATGAGTTCAGTCCGACAAGCAGTGACATGTCTGTCACCACGATGTAGTTACTCTTGGGCATGGGCACGATGGTGTGCTTCTGTTTCTTGGCAATCTTGTCGCCACAATCAGAACAGGTTGGCCTTGCATGGTGCTTACGTTGTGGTTCGACTCGCACGGCATAACAGTTCGTGCATACAGGTAGGTGGTAGTCTTCATTCATGTAAGTTCCTCCATTCTTTGATGAACGCATCTCGTTCGGATACATTGCCAAACGTCATCTCACCGATACATTTATCATCGACAAACAACTCCACTGCGTGATACCAATGGAGTCCTGCGTGAAACACTCTGGTTTTGTATGTCCTCATACAAGTTCCTCAGTTGTTGGCTGTTTAAGGGTGAAGGGCAGTTCCGCCTGGGCAGTTATGACTGTGTATCCAAGCTGTACGATCTTGTTGAGCATGGCAGGGCTTAGTGTTTCTCGGTTGCCAATCTCTGCGAATATCTGAGCTTTGACGCATACTGGATAGACCAGCGTATTGCCGTACACATTACGGACTTTGACTGTGATGGATTTGGTTGTCATAGGGGTTCCTCAGTCGGGTTGTTAAGGGCTTCGGTCAAGGTGTGTCCAAAGTATGTGCCGCCAATGATGAGCGAGATGTTGTGCATGACGCTTTCGCCAGTGAAACCTAAAGTTATCATGGCTATTGAAAGAAGGGTCATTAACAGGATGTATAGTTTAGTTTGCATTGTGGATTCCTTTGCTTAGCGCAACGATGTGGATTTGTAGTATTCGCGCAGATAGTTTTCGGGGTCATCTGAGTCCAATGGGTTGTCGTCCATGTCGCACTCGAACACGAATTCGTGGTCATCTGATGCAAAGTTGGGTTCGATGATGAGATTGTCCAAGTGTGCGTTTGGGGTGGTCAGATACATGAGTTTTGTTTTCATGGGTTCTCCAAGTAAGTGAGTTGAGGGAAAGGCGTGGCGTGAAAATCGGTCGACAGTTGTGCGCGTGATAGGTGCACCTGCAATATATTGCATCGAATATTCCGTGGGTGAAATGGGCTGGAATATTCACGTGAGTGGGTACTAACAAAAAACTCCCTAGCAAATCAACGACTTACGTGCGTGGGGAGTAGGGGCAAAATAGAATATTCCAATATTCCAAGTTTTGGAAAGGGTCAGGCGGGTTTTGAGATGATGAGGATTATGTGTGCGCTTCGCGCACGTCATGTCACCGCAAAAATAATTTCCATAGGAGGCTGTATTGTATGGAATATTGGAATATTGGAAAATTCAAAGTATTAATATTGATGTAAGTGGTTGACCCGCAAGGGAGATTTTTTGTAATACTGAATATTCCGGAGAATATTCCGTAGTGTTTAACTTGGAAAATTCAAATCTCATGCGAGCTTGGCTTGCGCCGCCGCGCCTACATACACACGTGTCTCTCCGTGGCTACGATTGTCACGCCATTGTTGTGTGTGGCGTTGTGTTGATTTGTGGTGACCAGTTAGCTTGGTGTAGATAGAACGATACGGAACAGGAGGCAAGCCGCCTTGTAATACTTTATCAATATCGCCCTTAACACCTGAGAAGATAGTCGGGGGCATTGTGCCGCGTGGCACTCTGTGTACTTTGGGAGTAGTTTGCATGATGTGTCCAAGTAAGTGAATGATGTTGAGCAGTTTAGATTCATACTCAGGAATTGTGTGGTTCAAGCCTCGATAGTCTCAGGAGTGCCTTGCTCAGCGATACGCTGAACGATGCCGTACACGAAACCCTTTTGACCCTTGAGCTCTTTGCCCTTGGTCACGACTGCATTGTTGACAGCCAAGCACAAGCCAATCAGTTGGTCTTTAGACACTGCACCAGTTTGGGGAACTAAGCCACCGATAAAAGGTGCGGCAGACTTTGGCACAAGCGTATCGAGAATGTCATTCACCAAGGGACGATACTGTCCGTTAGCGAGCCATTTGGCATACATGGCGTGTCCCATGTCCATGCGGGTTTGGCGGTCAGCGAAAGCCACTGCCCGAGCAAACGAACCAGTTTTGCCAGTTTTGGAGGACAAAACGATTGAAGTGCCATTGTCGATGATATTAACGAGATTCATGATAATCCTTTGAGTCAGTTAGTTGGTTTGGAAGATGCACACTACACCATGCAATGCACATCTTGAAACCGACTCCCACACTTTGCCGTGCGTGTTTATGCCATGCCTTACGGGTTAGGCAATAGAGTCGGATATCATCGGCGTGTTACTTCACCCAAACACGCAAAACGCTACTAATTTTTTAATGAACTGCTCTCACACAATGCAACCTATGTTTATCCATGCTTGAATCCGAAGGCATGAAGCCTTGAACCACGAAGCACAGCATAAGCCGAACCATGTCGCCAATTTAATGAGCCTGAAAGCCGAGGGATACGATGCCCTACACTAATGGTTTTGACCCGACAACCGAACGGACGGGGTGGGGGGAGGGACACGGCTAGCGGGACGGCGGCCCCTGTTTACCTGTTGCGCACATAACAAGGCCAATTTTTTACACTATACACACGATTGCCACACCTACATCAATCTATACATATCCCGGGCCACGTGCATAGAAATCTTAAAAAACTATACTTAACCCGTGCAGTTGTCAAACCGGCGCAATGGGGACGGAGAACTTGATTATTTTCCGGTTTTCATATCAAGGCCAACGAAACGGCAGGCGAGCTTCTTACCCATTACTGCACAATCACTTGACAATTTCGTCCATATAGCTACCATACACACGTCATTCAACCAAAGGAGTTTTTAATGGCTACCAAAATGCCCGCATCCCTCATGGCTAAATTCAAAGGTAAAGAGACTGCTAAAGAAGAAAAAGGCGAAGCTAAAGCGCTGAAATCCGGCAAGATGACCGTTGGCCAATACATGAAGGGCGAGAAGTCCGAAGGCGACAAAAACCCATCCAAGAAAACCGCTATGGCTATTAAGTCCGGCAAGATGAGCCCCGATGCTTACGCCAAATCAGCCAAGATGGAAAAGAAAAAGTAATGGCCAAGAGCAGTACCGTGAATGCCGCTGGCAACTACACCAAGCCAACTCTGCGTAAAAAAATTGTGGCTCAGGTAAAAGCGGCGGCAACACAAGGCACGGAGGCTGGCCAGTGGTCAGCCCGTAAAGCACAGCTAGTGGCTAAAAAATACAAAGCTGCTGGTGGAGGATACAAAGATTGAAAGCGCCGCAGACTTCTCTAAAAAATTGGGGTGACCAGAAATGGCGTACCAAGTCAGGAGAGCCTTCGTCAAAAACTGGTGAAAGATATTTACCAGAGGCGGCGATTAAGTCCTTAAGCTCCGCAGAGTATGCGGCGACAACCAAAGCCAAGCGCAAAGGTAAAGCGGAAGGTAAACAGTTTGTGGCGCAGCCCAAAGGCATTGCAAAGAAAACAGCGAGGTACAGATAATGGCAACTAAGAATTGGATTGCTGGCGCAATCAAAAAACCCGGCGCACTTCATAAAGACTTAGGCGTGCCAGCTGGACAAAAAATCCCAGCTAAAAAATTAGCCGCAGCCGCTGAAAAGGGCGGCAAGGTTGGCCAACGTGCACGTCTGGCTCAGACTCTCAAAAAGATGAAATGAAGCGTTATAACTTCCACCTGCCAGAGCAGATCATGGATGAACTGCGCGATATGTCTGAGGAGACGGGGCTAACTGTGTCGGAGTTAATCCGCCGGGCCCTGTCTGACTTCTTAAAGCAATCCGTGGCAGAACATGAATGAAGACCTGATCGTTGACCATACAGAGTTTGCGCTCTCACCGACCGCACCAGAAGCCCATGTGACTTTGGATATCCCACCCCAGCTGGTGTGGGAGTGTGCGGCTGGCTTGGAAGACCCTGTATCCATAGCGCAACGGTTTGGGTTTGAAGGCGAGAAGTGGGAGCGTCTAGCGCAGTGGCCACCATTCATCAGTGCAGTACAGACCCAGCGGTCAGAGTTTGAACGTAACGGCATGACGTTTCGCCTTAAGGCGGGGCTAATGGCCGAAGAGATGATGGGCATGATGTTCAAGCAGGCCGTATCAAACGATAGCACGATCATGCAGAAACTATCGGTGTTCCAAGCGTTGACAGACGTGGCAGGACTCAAAGCACCGAAAAACGACCCGGGCAACACCAATACTGCTCCGAAATTCAGCATCACAATTAACATACCGCAGGGTGCTCAGCCTGTGACAATAGATGGCTAACCTAGTCTATACACCACCCACATCGGTAGTTCCATTTCTGACATCCGACAAGTTTGCCAATTTTATCGTGGGGCCGGTGGGTTCGACAAAAACAACAGCAGCGCTCATCAAGATTGGGTATGAAGCCAAGCGTGTTGCAGCGTCCCCTGATGGCATACGGCGTAGTCGTGTGGCTGTTATCCGTAACACCCGTCAGATGCTGTGGGACACGACGATCCCTGACTTTACCAAGTGGTATCCAGACGGTGAGGCGGGCATACTGGAGAAGACTAACTCCAAGTTCCAGTTGAAGTTCGATGATGTGGAGTGCGAAGTCCTGTTCCGGGGACTGGATGACGCCAATGACGTGCGTCGGTTACTTTCATTACAGTTAACGTTCGGCGTTATGGATGAGTTCCGTGAGATTAACCCCGACATTTACAACGCGCTGACTGGTCGCTTGGGGCGATACCCTGACAAGACTATGAACGGCGTGGGTGCTTGCGATGACAACGGCAAGCAGATTCATAAAGTGTGGGGCGCGACTAACCCACCAGACATGGATACGTTTTGGGAGACTACGCTCAACGAGCCGCCTAGCAACATGCACGTCACCATACAGCCTAGTGGTCTGAGCCAAGAAGCTGACTGGGTGCAGTATCTGCCGGATGGGTACTATGAGAACTTGTGTGAAGGCAAGTCAGACGATTGGATTGACGTATATGTCAACGGTCAGTTTGGTAAATCGTTGAGCGGGCAGCCAGTGTTTAGAGCGTTCGACCGAGACACCCACGTGGCCAAACAGACTTTGAACCATATCAAGTTGCAGACACACCCACTCATCATTGGGATGGACTTCGGGCTCACACCAGCTTGCACCATAAATCAGGTGGATGCACAGGGTCGGTTGCTGACATTTGCTGATCTGGTGTCGGACGGCATGGGCACACTACGGTTCTGTCGTGAGAAATTAAAGCCACTGCTTGTCAACCGATTCCCGGGTATGAACGTTTTGATTGTTGGTGACCCAGCAGGGCAACAGCGGGCGCAGACCGACGAGCGCTCAGTGTTTGATATTTTGCGAGCAGAAGGATTCCGAGTCATCTCAGCCAAGTCAAACAGTGTCGTGGCACGTATCAATGCAGTCGATAAGATGCTCACTAGAAGTGTGGATGGTAAACCTGCCCATCTAATTGATCCATGTTGTACACATTTAATTTCTTCCCTACGCGGCGGATATAGGTATAAAATACGGCAAAACGGCGACAGAGACGACAAGCCGGAAAAGAATCATCACTCCCACATTGCTGATGCGCACCAGTATGCATGTCTACACGCAGATGGTAATGTGACCGGAGACACGTGGCAGCGCAAAGCAGTGGAAGTCAAGAAGATTGACTATGTTTGGTCTTGACAGAGTCACTGCAAGCTGCTATACCCCCACCATGTTTAAAATGTGACGTATATGCAACTTGGACTTAACATTACGAATACCAATGCGCCGGGCACAGTCACGGCGGGCGGACTTGTCACCATTAAATCTATAAAAGCTCTGCAAGAGGAATCTCGAGCAGCGGCTCAGTTAGCCAACTCACAACCAGTTGTGCAAGCCCTGTCGGGCTATATTCGTAAGAAGTGGCAGGCCGCGATGCTGGCCAAGCAGCAGACTTCTGAAATTAAGATGTTGAAATCCGTGCGTGCGCGTAGGGGGGAATATGACCCTGACAAGCTGGCCCAGCTGCGTGAGCAAGGCAGTGCGACTATCTATATGATGCTTACAAGCAACAAGTGCCGTGCTGCATCTAGTTGGTTAAAAGATACACTTGTTACCGCAACAGAAGACAAACCTTGGACTATTACTCCAACCCCAGTTCCAGATTTGCCCCCCGATCAAGTCCAGTCCATCATGCAGCAGGCACAACAAGAAGTGCAGCAGCTTTACATGCAAGGCACGCCACCAACGGATCAGCAGGTACGTGAGCGCTTACTTGAGATGAAAGACATGGCCATGTCCCACCTGAAGGATATGGCTAGCCGTACGGCTGAGCGTATGGAAGCAAAGATGGATGACCAGCTCAAAGAAGGTAACTGGAGCCGGGCTTTTGCAGACTTCCTTGACGACATCACTACATTCCCATCGGCCATCATGAAAGGCCCAGTCGTTCGTAAGCGTCCAAAAATGAAGTGGGTGCCCGGTCAAAACGGACAGTACATGATGGATGTGAAAGACGAGTTGGTTCTTGAGTGGGAGCGTGTTGATCCATTTAATCTCTACCCAGCAGCAGACGCAACAAGCATTGACGATGGCTACCTGATTGAGCGCCATAAGTTGCACCGGTCTGACTTACAGGCCTTGATTGGCGTTGAGGGTTATAGCGACGGTGCGATCCGCGCTGTGCTTGAAGAATACGGCAAAGGCGGCTTGCGCGACTGGATTTACGTTGACATGAACAAGGCCGCCGCTGAAGGCAAGTCCACAATGGGTGTGCAACAGAACCCGTCTGAGTTGATTGATGCCCTCCAGTTCTGGGGCAGCGTGCAGGGCCAGTTGTTGCGTGATTGGGGTCTACAAGAAGAAGATGTCCCTGATCCACTGATGGACTACCCCATCGAGGGCTGGGTTATTGGTAACTGGGTTATCAAAGCCGTTGTGAATCCTGATCCAATGGGGCGTAAACCATATTTCAAAGCTTCCTATGAGGAAGTTCCCGGTGCGTTCTGGGGCAACTCTGTAGCTGACCTGTGCCGGGATACCCAAGATATTTGCAACGCCGCAGCCCGTTCGCTGGTAAACAACATGTCAATCTCAAGCGGCCCGCAGGTTGTGTATAACATCGACCGCTTGCCTCAGGGTGAGAATATTACTCAGATGTATCCGTGGAAGGTGTGGCAGGTCACATCTGACCCGTTGGCTGGTTCAGCTCCCCCGATGCAGTTCTATCAACCCAATTCATTAGCTAGCGAGTTGATGGCCGTGTATGAAAAGTTTGCTACGTTGGCCGATGAATACACAGGCATCCCACGTTACATGTCAGGCGATAGTCCAGCAGGCGGCGCAGGCCGTACGGCTTCCGGTATGTCTATGTTGATGAGCAACGCCGGTAAAGCCATCAAGCAAGTTATTGCCAATATTGACGAATCTGTAATCTCCCCCGTGATTGAAAGGTTGTATTACTACAACATGCGTTATGGAGACGATCCTGATTTGAAAGGCGACATCAATATCATTGCTCGGGGCGCAACAGCACTCGTGGTCAAGGAGCAGTCTCAGGTTCGCCAAAACCAGTTCCTCCAAGTTGCGTTGCAAAGCCCCATCGTGCAGCAAGTTATTGGCATGGAAGGTATTGCAGAACTCTTGCGCCAAGCGGCTAAAACGCTTGATCTCAACCCAGATCACATTGTTCCGCCAATTGAGATTCTTAAACAGCGCATGGCTCAACAGCAGCAAATTGCGGCTCAACAGCAAATGATGCTTAACCAGCAGAACGGTCAAGCGCAAGCCGGAGGAACTCCTCCAGTACAATCAGGCGGGGCTCAGTTACAAAACGGAGCGCCAGTTACAAACAATTTTGCACCAATGGTTGGTGTAAGTAGTTGACAAGTATCATTAACAGGTGATAATACACACCATCGCAAAAGGAGTTTCTTATGCAAGCAGTTGACCCAATGGATAAGCGCATGTCTATCGCAGCAAACGGTAAAGAATATGGCCAAATGTCTGCGAAGACTGACGGCATGTCTAAAGGCCCAGCCACTCAAGGCAACGGCGGTTCCGATGGCGGCAATTTCAATTTAGGCAAACGTGGTGGTGCTGAATACACTTCCGAAACTGCCAAAACAGATGGAATGTGCAAGTAATTGGTTAGAATCGACGAAAGGGTTGCACGTTGTTTATTACAACTGCAATCCCAAGAATTCAAACCACTGTTAGAATATTTCCAAGCGCGTCAACAAGAGACTCTCGAAAGACTTGTTGAGGCACAAGACAAAGATCAGATGATTCGCTTGCAAGGGCGAGCTGTCGAACTCAAGGAAATCCTTGAGCTGGTAGACCAGAGTTCAACTCTAGTCGCCAAAACCCGAAGACAGTAGGCAGACCGTTAAGTCGGAGCCCACAGTCAAAATTTTTTAAACCAAGTAGCAGACCGTAAGCGTGCCCGGACTGACCGTAAAGTCGGAGTCCCAAGCGTAGTCGGAGCGAAGGAGATAGAGATATGGCATTGCCAAAAGCAGTTCAGAAACAAGTTGACGACGCTGATGCGTTTGTAGCCCAGATAAACGGACAGACCGATAACACGGAGACTGACCCAAACCTGATACAAGACACAGCCCTAGACCCTGAACCCCAACCGCAACCAGTCTCGCAAGAGCCAGAACCGAAGCCAGTAATTCCAGAAGAAACTTGGGAACGCAAGTACCTGACGCTCAAAGGGATGTATGACGCAGAAGTGCCACGCTTACACGCGCAGATGCGTGAGTTGAATGGACAAGTCCAGTCTCTCATTGCAGAAAATGCAACAGCTAAAGCACAACAGCCTGCGGCACAGACAGCTACGGCAAAGACTCTTATCACTGAACAAGACAAAGAAGCATTTGGTTCCGATCTGCTTGATCTTATTGACCGTGCATCTGAGCAAAAAGTTGCGGAGTTTCGCAGCCATAACGCCCAGCTGGTAGATGAGATCAGGGAGTTGAAGGGCAAGCTTGGTAACGTAAGTGAACGTCAGGTTGTGTCTGATAAAGATCAATTTTTGGCTAAGCTTTCTGCCCAAGTACCGAACTGGGAAACTTTGAACACAGATCAAGGATTCCTGAATTGGTTGGCTGAAGTTGATCCTGTTTATGGATTGCCTAGACAAGTAGCGTTGACAAACGCATATGAGTCGCTTGATGCAAGCCGTACAGCAGTAATCTTTAACCAGTACCAAGGTAAGGTAGCTCCAACTCAACAGAAACCTAGCCAACAGCTGCAAAGTCAAGTTGCACCGACCCGCTCACGTTCGTCGCCTGCACCTGCTACTTCTGCTGGAGATAAGCCGATCTATACGCAAGACCAGATTGCTAATTTCTATAATGAGTGGATTAAGGGGCATTTAGACTCAGCCGAAGCGGAAAGAATTGAGAAAGATATCAATGCCGCCTATTCTGAAGGTCGAATCCGATAAAGGTTCCCCGGACATGGCGGTTCAAATTTAAACCGTTTTTTAAAAAGGAATCATCATGTCCACGATCACCGCAGCAGCAGCGTATCCCATTAACTCCGGCGGTTTTAATACCCCCGGCGGTCAGGTTGCCTATTCCGGCACCGCTTATTCCGGTTCTTTCATCCCAGCCCTTTGGTCTGGCAAATTGGCACAGAAATTCTATGCCGCCACCGTTTTCGGTGAGATTGCCAACACCGACTGGCAAGGTGACATCACTGGTATGGGCGACACCGTGATTATCAACACCATCCCTACCATCACCATCAACAGCTACTCTGTTGGCCAAAACTTGGCTTACGAAGTCCCTGCTCCCAGCACCATCAGCTTGGTCATCAACAAAGGTAAATACTTCGGCGTCAACGTGAACAACGTGTTGGAGCTGCAAGCCAAGCCTAAATTGATGGACATGTTCACCAATGATGCTGCCATGCAGATGAAGATTCAGATCGACAAAGATGTTTTGTTTACCAACTTTGACCAAGGCGCTGCTGCCAACCAAGGCGCTACCGCTGGTGCAATCTCTGGCGCATTCAATCTGGGTACCGATCTGGCTCCAATCACATTGACTGCTGCTAACATTCTGCAAAGCATCACTGCTTTGTCTAGCGTGTTGGATGAAGCTAACGTTCCTGAGACTGACCGTTGGTTGATCATCACCCCAACAGAACGTCAAATCCTGATGCAATCCAACTTGGCACAAGCCCAGTTCATGGGTGACGCATCTAGCGTTTTGCGTAACGGCAAGATCGGCATGATCGACCGCTTCACTGTGTATGTCTCCAACCTCGTTCCACGCGGCGCTGCTGGTAAGACTTACTACAACCCCAACTCCGGTTCAGATACCACTTTGTCCAATGCGTTGAAGCGTCACGCCGTGATCGCAGGTCACAAGTCTGCCATCACTTTTGCATCGCAGATTGCCAAGGTTGAGTCGCTGCAAAACCCCAATGACTTCGGTACATTGGTTCGTGGTCTGAATGTGTACGGCACCAAAGTTGCTCAAGCAAACGGTTTGGCTCTGTTGCAAGTCGCAGGCTAATAGCAAAGGTGGGGCTTCGGCCCCGCTTTCTTAAACCATCACACATAGGATTCATCATGTCTCAAGAATACAAAGTCATCGGGCAAGGTGTTTGGGGTGAAGCAACTCAGCAATTGATTATTGGTGACGTTTTGACTGGTCAAACAGCAAACAATACCACCCAAGCAACTGCTACTGCAATCACTGCTGACGTCACTGTCTTTTCTACCGTTGCTTCTACTGGCGCAGCCATTCTGCCTGCTGGCGGAGCTGCTGACATTCTCGTAATGAACGGTCAAGCTACCAACGCTTTGGTTGTGTTCCCCCCAATCGGCGGCACAATCAATGGTGGTTCAGCCAACGCATCTTACTCACAAGCCGTTTCTAAATGTGCTCGTTATGTAACTGCTGATGGTTTGAACTGGTACGCAATGACATCAGCCTGATAGAATAGGGGCTTCGGCCCCTATTAACTGAAAGAAAATGCATGGCTACAGTTACCGCAGGTCAAATTATTGACAAAGCTGTTGTGCAACTTATTGATATTGCTGGCGTCCGCTGGACAAGGGCAGAGTTGTTAAAGTGGCTCAATGACGGCTTGCGGCAGATTGTACTCATGCAGCCTACGGCTACAAATACGCCCGTTGCAGTAAAACTTGTAGCAGGTACTCGGCAGACACTACCCACAAACGGATGGCTCCTGCTTAGCATTTATCGAAATATGGGCATAAATGGAAGTACTCCGGGGCGTGCAATCCGAGTTATTTCACGCGAACTGTTGGACGCATATGACCCTAATTGGCATACAGCAACAGCAAGCGCCACTACAAAAAATTATATTTATGATTTGCAGGATCAGACTGCATACTATGTGTACCCACCAAGCACGGGCACAAACTACATTGAAATAAATTATTCAGCGCAACCGACTGATCTGACTTCTGAAAGTCAGGTTATCCCAATGTTTGATTTGTATCAGAACCCTTTACTTGACTATATTATGTTCCGTGCCTGTACCAAAGATGCCGAATACGCACCCGGTGTACAGCTTGGCCAAATGTACCTTACTACATTTACTGCGGCTACAAACGTCAAAGAAGAATCTGAAACAAAAGCCACACCAGAACAAGGCCTACAGCCTCGCAATCCTAACATACCCGGGTCAATATCATGAGCGAAGTTTCTTACGAACAATTTTTGCCAGAAGTCTTGCAGTTCGTTAAGAACGTTCCTGAGTTCGTGGCTGTCAATGCCATCCGCAATTCTTGTATTGAGTTTTGCCAAGAGACCCGTTATATTCAGCAGCATCTTGACCCAATGGCTGGTATTGCTAAGACAGGAACGTACGATCTTGAGGCTAATGATGGGACATACAAAATTGCCGACATTATTGAGTGTTGGTATGGCGAACAGTTTTTAGTTCCCCGTTCTATTGAGCAACTCACCCAAATTTACCGCACAACCAACTGGAATACGTTGGACGGAAACCCCTATTACTACTATCGCCCTTCGTCACAAGAACTTCGGTTAGTGCCGTACCCAAAAGTGACTGAGGCGGATAAAATAAAAGCCTTGGTCGCGCTAAAACCAAGCCGGGCATCAACCACAGTCAAAGAAGAAATCTTTGAACGCTTTTTGGAAGACATTGCAAGCGGAGCCCGAGCAAGACTTTACAACACACCAAACCAACCGTATTATGATGCTAGAGCCGCCTTGGAGTACACAAAACGGTTCAACGACGTAATGGCTGATGTTCGTACTCAAGTAAACAAGGGCTTGACACGTGCGTCTGTGCAGATTGAATTTCAGAGGTTAGTATAATGGCTGACAAAATCAAACTTGTAAGAAATGATACCCGCCCTGCGATTGTCTGCACTATTACAGACGATACAACAGGTTCGACCGTTGACATAACTGGCTGCACGATAAACTTATTTTTCAGAGCCGTTGGTTCATCTACACTGCAAGCTACTGTGCTGGGGTCAGTGACGGACGGCTTAAATGGGCAAGTTACGTTTTATCCTTCAACTGCTCCAGAAATGTTGTCTGGCGATGCCGGTGACTACGAAGGTGAAATTCAAATTTTGTTCACTGACGGTTCCACGCAAACTCTGTACGATACTCTAAAGTTTAAAGTCCGAGATGACTTCTAATGTACATAAAGGCTACTTCTGCTAACTTAACAGTTAATGCAACACTTGCAAATCTAAAGGCAGGGGTTGTAGTTGTCATACCGGCAAGAAGTACTTTAGTAAATTTTATACAGACAAGGCTGCGGGCCGGGGCTGTAAATGTAGTTCCCGTAGTTACGCTAAACAGTCAGTTTTTAGCGCCGAATCAAACATATGCATTCCTTGTAGCATCGGTTGCTATAGCACCTGAGAATTTTGTTGGTGTAAGGTTTGCTGTTGGCGATTTGTTTGGCATCCTTGATGATAATCTGACATTTACTGTTTTAAAGGTCGTGAACGATTTGGCGGTTGTTGACGACGCAATAGCTCAGTCTTTTGGAAAAACACTGTCAGACAGCGTAACAATAACAGACGATACGACGGTACAAAAAATAACAGCGGGGCAGCTCACTGATGTAGAAACTGATTTGCTTTCTATAAGCGATGTTACAAAATTTACGTTTGCCCAAAAACTATCTGATTCAGCAACACCTACAGATCAAAGGGTAATTGAATTTGGTAAGCCAAGTGCAGACTCTTTTACCGTTAGCGATGCGGCGGTTTTGTCTTCAAGTACAGCTTATTCTGATTCATTTAGCTTATCAGATTCTGTAACACAAAGTGTTACTAAAGTTTTAACAGATAGCGTAACACCAACAGATATTCTTGGTACTGAGATTGTAAATGCAGGCGGAATAGACACAGCAGCAGCCGACAGTTTTGGTTTGAGCGACTCTGCAAGATTTGATTTTTCTAATGCGTATTCTGATTCAGCAACACCTACAGATGCAACTGCGTTTAGCCTTAGTGCCACAGTTTCGGATTCTTTTACCACATCTGACGCTGCGGCGCTTGATTTTTCATTCAATTTAGCTGATACTCAGACACTGACGGATAGCAAAACCCTTTCAATAGCCCCAGCACTTTCTGATTCGTTTAGCTTATCAGATTCAGGTCTTGTATCATCACAGAACTATGGTGCAGACTACTTTGCTCAGGACTATGTTGGTGAAGCCAGAACTTTTTAAACAGGAGTATGTATGATTAACGACAGCATCAAAATGATTGGCGATGTTTGCATTAACCTTTTTGACGAGACTGGTGCTATCAAAGACAGCCGTGAAATCAAAAATCTTGTAGTAACGGTTGGTAAAAGTTTTATTGCTTCTCGCATGAAAGACGCTACTGCAACAGCCATGACCCACATGGAAGTTGGTACTAGTACAACGGTTGCTGCCGTCGGTGATACTACACTAGGTTCGGCGCTGGCTGCATCACGCGTAGCCTTGACTTCAGTAACTGTAACTGCGAACGCTATTGCTTATGTTGGGACATTTGCAGCAGGTACAGGTACAGGTGCAATAACAGAAGCAGGTATTTTCAATGCTTCAGCAGCCGGAACTATGTTGTGCCGTACAGTGTTTTCTGTTGTAAACAAGGGAGCAAGTGATACCTTAACGATCACTTGGACTGTCACCGTTTCCTAATTGGAAAATAAATGGTAACGCTTGTTACTAGAGCTGGCAAAGGGTCTCCGTTAACCAATACTGAGCTCGATGCCAACTTTAACAATTTAAAATCCTACGTTGATGCAGTTGTGGGAGGGGTGAACTTTCACCCTGCGTGTAACTATGCAACAACAGGAATATTGTCTCCGGCAGCAACTTACTCTAACGGCACAGCAGGTGTCGGAGCTACATTAACTGGTAGTTCTAATGGTGTGCTATCTATTGATGGTGTTAGCCTTATTTCTGGGGATGAGGGCAAACGTATTCTTGTCAAAAACCAAGGTGCAACCTCGCCTTATGGAAGCTTGCAAAACGGCGTATATGTTGTAACCCGAGTTGGTACAGCAAGTCTTACTTACATCCTGACACGTGCTTCTGATTATGATGTGGTTGGCGCAGATGCAAATGAAATTGAAGCCGGTGACTTTATTCTTGTTTTATCTGGTAGCACAAATGCTAACACTTCGTGGATACAACAGACGTCAGCAACCGGGCTAACACTTGGAACCACGTCTATTGTTTTTACACAGTTTAGCAGTGGTATAGGCGCTGGAACTATTGCAGTTGCAAACGGGGGCACTGGCCAAACAGCTGCTGGTACAGCAGGACAATACCTTATATACCCTAGTTCGGGGTCTGCGCTTGTATGGCAAAACCGAGTTACTAAAACGGCATCGGCAACTGCCCCAACAAGCCCTGTTGAAGGGGATACGTGGCTTGATACAACAACAGGCATTTGGTCAATGTACCTCACAGCTGGTAATGGTGTAACATCCGCTGGATGGGTTGAAATTGGGAGGCCATAAATGGCTTATGATTTAACTGCTACCACCAACGGTACTTACAGATTACTGGGAAACAAACAGTATATTTATAACTCATCTGCCACCCGTTGGGAGCGTGTTGTTCCTACTGCTCCTGATGCAACTATAACTATTGATTATTCTGGTGCAGATACTGGCGCACAAGTAGTTGTGGGTCAACTTATTACAGCCACCATTACATGGAACCAACCGGTTTCTACTTCTGAGTTTACTCAGGCGATGCTGTCGTTTAATCCAAGTGCGGCTAGCAGTAACGTAGCAGGGTTTACGCAGGTTTCATCTGCTGTTTATAGATTTACTTTTTCGTTTTCAGGTGCGTTTTGTCAATTTTATATTCCTGCTAACTCAGTAACTATTAATAACAGTAATAATTTAGATTTGTATTCTCCCGTAGTACCGGGCGCGTATTTGCCGTACGCTATTATGTCTGTAGTACAAAAAACTACTGGTAATTCAACTTATACTGTTTATGCTTTTAACGACCCTAATTTTTCCAACGCGACCCGTTACTTTACAGTAGCCGCAAGTGGAACAACAGCAAGTAACGCAGCAAACCGAAGAATTAAACTGACTTTTGCAAATGGCTCTGGTAGCGTAAGTACGACAACTACATTTGTATCAACTGATATTACTAAAACTAGCTATGGTTCAAATTCCATTACTACGTTTACTACTGCAGGGCCTTATACAACTGTTACAGGTACTACAGCTAGTGCCGGTACAGATATTACCAGATACATCGAAATGTATCCTAGTTCTACATATGTAAATACAAATTCGATTCAAAGATTTAATATTGCTGCAGGGGCATATACAGACAACGGTACGTTAAATGTAGCGGTTACCCCCATATATTTTGGGTATTTTCCTACTGCATCAATATCTCTTGGCGTAACAACAGTTCGCAAATCAGGCAATAACATATCTAAAATACAAATTAAACTTGATCATTTTGTAAGTTTAGTATCTGTTGCTGATATTTCAAAAATAACATCATCTTATGGAACTTTCAGCAGTTTAGCTATTGATACTACAGACCCATCTGGCACAAGCTACTCTGTTACATTTACTCCTACTGTAGCCACAGGTAGTATGAGTGTTTCTTTTGCAGCAGGGGCATTTACAATACCAGCGGGTACTGCTACAGCTCTAAATGGAATCACTTTAACCCCCGAACCAACGGGCAGCACAGTAGTTCCTTGGTCGTCGCAAAGACAAAGTGGTGTACAGAGTATTGGCCCAGGGTCATCAACAATAGTAATTAGCTACGGGTATACAACATATCCAGCTAATGCGGCAACAGGTTTTGCGGGGTCTGGGTATGTAATAACACCCGCCAACATTAATGAATATGTTGACACTACTAAAACAATAAAAATATATCGGGACGCATCAAGTAGTTCCGGTGGAACTTTGCTATCCACTATTAATGCTCCATTCCCAAATAATACAGAAACAAACACAATTACTGCAGTAACCGCAGGAACTGGCGGCATAACACTTGGAACTACTACTTCTGGTAATACAATTCCCGCAAATAGCATAATAACTTTACCTTCAAACTGGCCTAATGTTGGCGGATTGACAGCAGGAGCAAGTTATTTTGTGGTAAGTGGTTCAAGCACAAGCTATGTTTTAGGACAATATTCAGCAACTGCGCTTACTACAACCACATTAGCAAGCAACATAAGCGCAAACAACACTATTCAAATAAGTAGATATAACAATAGTTTAAGTTCCGCTGGTGCTACTACAACTATAACTGGTATAACTACTACATCGGGTGGTACAATAACTGTAGCTGCATATAATGTTTTTTCTGTAGGACAATATTTTATTACGGCAAGTTCTTGGGCCCAAACCAATTATTTGGCTGCAAGCACAACATATTACATATTAAGTGGAAGTGGTTATGACTATATTATTAGCGCATCTCAAGGCGGGGCACCAATTACTTTTAGTACTGCACAAACTTTCAGCAGTGGAAATAGTATAAATTACCCATCAGCGATTGGCGTTACGTTACCAGCATTGTTGCCATCAACAACATATTATGTTGAAACAGATGCAAGTGCTTATAGAGACAATTATGGAAATTTAAATTCAGCAATTGTCACAAGTTTTACCACTGGTGCAGCTACTCCAAACCATCAAATATACACCGCTGACGGAACTTATAGTTTCCAAGTGCCAGCTTTTGTTTCAAGTATATGCGTGCTTATTGTTGGTAAGGGAGAGACAAAATACATATGTTGTACAGGTGGTTTAGTTATTGCCGAAGGCGGCGGCGGTGGTGGTGGTCTTACATATAGAAATGATATCCCAGTTACCCCCGGAGAAGTATTAACTGTTTCTATGTATGAGTTTGTTAGTGGTTATTACCGGTATGCCATCAAACGTGGAAGCACTGTTTTAGCGTCTGCTGGTGCTGGCGGCTATACACTTTCTGGATACTCAACTGGCGCTGGTGGTTTAGGTGGGGCCAACGACACTTATAACTCTGGATATACAGTTGGAGGGGGTAATGGCGGTAGCGGCGGTTCTCCCGGACTATATGATACTAGTTCAGGCACAATAGGCAGCGGCGGCGGCGGTGGTGCAGGCGGATATTCTGGTAATGGCGGAAATGGTGGTGCTGCAAGCACAACTACTACAACTAATAATGGCGCTGCCGGATCAGGCGGCGGCGGAGGCGGCGGTGCAAGCGGAAGATATTTAGGCACTGTTGGAAATATAACAGACGGCGGCAACGGCGGCGGTGTGGGGATTTATGGTTCTGGCACTTCTGGAAGTGGTGGTTCTGGAGCAACCGGTAGTTATGGCCAAGGTGCTAATGCAACAGCGGGTAGCGGAGGTAGTGGTATGCTGTACGGCGGCGGCACTGGTGGAGTGGGGTCAGGCGCTAATCCGGGAACGACATCTGGTGCTATTCGTATTTTATGGGGAACTGGTAGAAGCTTCCCGAGCACAAACGTTTCAACTGCAACTGGGTAATATGTATGGACTCGCTTTATATAAAAATTGAAAATGGCCAGCCTGTTGGGTACCCATTTTTTCTAGACAATTTATTACAGTGTGGCACAGACCCGCGCAATAATCCAGAGTGGAGGCCGTTTGTGCGCCAGTCAACTAATGGATTTCATAGTGTTCTAAAAAAAGCAGAGTATGAATTTTTTATTGAAGGCGATATAGTAACTGAAAAACTTGTTTTTAGGGACTTAACACCTGAAGAAGTTACTTATGCCAACAACTCACTTTTAGAAGTTTCCGGGAGTGTGCCAGATGCTTTTGAATAAACAAGCTAATTTTGGCGGCCTTTTTGTGAGCATTTTTGACTTTGAAGTTGCTGGGGATGTGTTGCCTTTTCATGTGCATGACGAAAAAACTGCCCACATTACTATCGTTGCCCGTGGTAAAATCAAGGCGTATTCCCACGACTGGGAGAAGGAAGCCTCAGCTGGTGCAACCCTTGACTTCCGTCCAAATGAGCCGCATGAAATTGTTGCCCTTGAAGACAATACTAGAATCATCAATGTAGCAAAAAACAGCTTTGACCCAACAACGTAACTTGAAAGATAGATCATGGCATTAAAATTTACCAACAACGCCACAGCGCTTCTTGCGGCATCTATTACATCAAGCGCAACGATTATTACCGTAACAACCGGTCAAGGTAACTTATTTCCTGCGCTTGCTACAGGTGATTATTTTTATGCCACATTGTTCAATTCCAGCAACAATATTGAAATTGTAAAAGTTACTGCACGTACAAATGACACACTGACTGTTGTTCGAGCACAAGACGGAACTACTGCTCGGGCGTACAACGCAGGCGATAAAATAGAACTACGCCTTATTGCTGCGGCCTTAAATGATTTTGCTGTTGAAGTCAGTGATAATACATTTACTGGGGCTAATTCGTTTTCTGGCACAAGCACTTTTACTGGTAATATTTCCTCATCGGGAACCAACACGTTTTCTGGTACAAACACATTTTCAGGTACTATTTCATCGGCTTCTATTACTAGAGCCAACTTAACTGGGTCTACCTCACAGCTGGCAACCGTGATTACCAATATTGCCGAACCAATTACTATTTCTAGCAGCGGAGCAGCAAGCTCAATCAATTTTGATGTAGCCACACAATCTATTTTGTATTACACAAATACAGCATCAGGTAATTGGACAATGAATTTTAGGGGGTCTGCAAGTGCAACTTTAAATTCTGTTATGGCTATAGGGCAAGCAGTTACAGTAGTTTTTTTGGCCACGCAAGGCACTACTGCTTATTACAATAGCATAATTCAAATTGATGGTTCCGCAGTAACACCAAAATATTCTAATGGGGTTACATGGAGTTCTGGCAACATAAGCGGTATTGATTCTTATACATATACCATCATTAAAACAGATGCCGCTACATTTACTGTTTTGGCCAGTCAGTCTCAATTTAAGTAAAGGTTAATATGCCTACGCTAATTACAACAGGTGCAGCATCAGCCCAAGGTTTTGGCGGGCGTAACGCAAATATTTCTTTTTATTCTCTAGACACATATACCGGCCTTACTTCTAATGCTGAAATGGCTGCAATGCAGTCAACAAGTGATAATCAAGGCAACACTTATTATATTGGGACAGATGATATAGTAATTAGCAGTACACAATACATAGTGCCAAAAATAATTAAAGTAAATAGTGCCGGTGTTGTGCAATGGAAGAAAGTATTTAAATATGATTATTTTACCAACTGGAGAGGCATAGACATAGCTTATGCGCCTAGCGGGTATTTGTACATGCTGTTTAACCCAACAAGCATATATAATGGTCGACTTGCGGAAGTAGTTAAGATGCGTGTTGATCTTACTTCTGGTACTGGGGGGGTTACTTATCTTGTAAACGCATCAATTGGTACACAATTGGGGTTAAAATTAGCACTTGATGCCGCAGAAAATGTTTATGTTTCTATGGGGGGCAACGCAAGTTACAACGGGATGTTTACCGTAAAACTTAATAAAGATCTTGCTTTGCAATGGTCACGAGTTCTTACATGGCCAGCGGGGACACCTATAGACTCAACTGGAATGACAGGCGTAAGCTTGGCCGTAGACTCAAACGGTAATGTATATTCAGTTGGAAGACTTTGTAAAACAGGTGGAGCCCCGTATTACGGAATGCTTGTATTGGTTAAATATAATAGTAGCGGAAACCTTCAATGGCAAAAAGGATTTAATACTGATAGAGTTAATCGTTTTTTAGATGTTTCATACGGTAGACCATCACCAGTAGCCGTTGATGTTTCAGGTAATATATTTTTAGGTGGTACCTATGTAGATTACGGTCAACCTTCGTACTCATATGGACGTATGTATGTAATTAAACTTAATTCAAATGGTGATATAACTTGGCAAAGATATTATAAAACAGGCGGCTATGATTATCCATATATAAAAGCTGTAAATTGTGACCCCGGTGGAAATTTATATGTTTTGTCTAGTCATTATTTGGATAACGAAGGTAATTATTACAACCCTACGTCTCCCACTATAACAAAAGTAACTTCAGATGGTGCTAGATTATGGACAAACTACTTTTATAGAACCAATAGTTCTGCGCAACAAATAACAACACCATTGCTTGGGATATCTGCAACAAGTAGCACAGTAAATGTTACAGGGTGGATTTACAATTATGGAAGTTCAAAAAATAGAGCATGGACTACTTTTAGACTGCCGCCAGATGGAAGTCGCTTAGGTAACATTTATACAACAGTGTCGCATAATGTATATTATTTTAATAATACTAATGTTACTTGGACTTCAACAGCAGATATGTCACCAGTAACAACTAGCGGTACTGATGCTGCAGGAGGGTTTACAGTCAGCAGTACTTTTGATGTTTATTCTGACTCTACACAAGATACTGTGTATAAAATTTCTATATAAAACGGGGCATAAAAAATTGACCCAATCAGTATCCTCTTTGCAGCCAATGCCTGTGTCGCAGCCATCAAAGAAGGTTGTGAGTTATATAAGCAAGCCAAGGTTTCCTTCATGGAAGTCAAAGCTACTGTGGATGAAGCTGTTGGGATTGGTAAAGAAATATATGGCTTCTGGGGGAAACTGGCAAAAATGTTTGGCGGAAACCCCGCCCCCGTCCAAGCCGCGCCCAAGCCTGTGGCGAAAAAGAAAGCCTTTGTTGCTGTTGACGAAACAAAAGTTATGGCAGACGTCGTCAGCCAGCTTACAGAATTTTTCAAATTACAAGAACAACTTGCCGACCACATAAGAACCGAGGAAGAAAAGTCTAAAAACGTCTACGACCCTAATGCCAACTTGATGGAAGCCGCCCTAAAAAGGGTTATGGCACAAGACCAGATGGCGGCACTGGAAGTGACGATCAGGGAAACGATGGTATATCAAAGCCCGCCTGAGATGGGTGCGCTGTATTCCAAAGTGTTTGAAATGCGGGATATCATCAAGCAAGAACAAGAAAACGCAAGACTGAAGGAGGAAGTTAAAGAAAGGTACAGATTATGGCAACGCAGGGAAGCAAAAAGACAGTTCCTGTTAAAAGAAGCGTACCTAGCAGGGACAGCGATTTTTCTTCTGTACATATGGATGTGGCTTTTGTACATCAGAAAGTAGGGGAAGAAATCATGGGATGGGTTGCTTGTTGTGTACTGATTGCCTTTCTATTACCATTGGGGGGGATGTTGTATTTAGACATCCTAGACGCCAAACACGAAACTAAAGCACAGCTTGAAAAAATTGAACGATTAAGACGCCAAGTTGAAAAGGAAAAACGAGATGCAACCACCAATAGACCCTAACGATAAAACAGCTGCCCACTTTATTTACTGGTACGCATGGTTTTGGGCCGCAACCTCAGTGTTCTACTTTTTTTGTGTAACATTTATTTTGTTGCCAGAGGGTGGTAGAGACTTTGCCAATATCATCCTTGGCTTCTTGCTGGGTACCGCAGTCGCCACAATCATTTCCTTCTTTTATGGCTCAAGCAAGTCAAGCAAAGACAAGACTGATGCAATGATGAAAGCTGATGATGTTAAGCCTCTTTAATCCTTGGGTGCTGTTGGCTATCTTGATGGCTATCTGCTCATCTTTTGGCGGTGGGTATTACAAAGGTAGCCAAGACGAAGTTGGCCGACAGCAACTGGAAATTGCCAAGCTTAATGCCGAAGCCAGACAAAAAGAACAAGCACTTATTGCTGCTGTAACTATTCAATCCACTAAATTGATGAAAGCAAATCAAAATGCAAAACTTGAAACCCAAAAGTTATATTCTTCCCTTGACTCTGGTACTTTCAAGTTGCGCCTCAAAACCACCTGCACCGTACCAACCCCCACAGATGCCCCCATTACCACTGGAAGTGACGTTGGAACAACATCAGCCGAACTTGACACAGCGACTGCTAAATCTCTTATCGCCATCACAGACGAAGGAGACGCCGCAATCAGAAAGCTCAATACCTGTATTGCCCTCTACAACGAAGCCTACCAAACCCTGAAAGGTAAACCATGAACTTATCAGAAAACTTCACTTTAGAAGAATTGACCCACACTGATCACCGTGAGTTTGATAATACCCCCAACGACGCAGAGTTGGCAAATTTGGTACGTCTCGCTGCATTTTTAGAACAAGTGCGTGAAGTTTTGGGCGACAAGACCATCATCGTGAATAGTGCGTTCCGTAGTGCAGAAGTCAACCGAGCAGTGGGCAGCTCGGACAAATCACAACATCGACGAGGCTGTGCAGCCGATATTCGTGTCAAAGGACTAACTCCTGACGAAGTTGTAAAAACAATTATTGCAGCTGGTTTGCATTATGATCAAGTTATTCGGGAATTTGACCGCTGGACTCATGTCTCAATTCCGAACGAAGAAGGTCAAAAGCCAAGAAACATGGCATTGATCATTGATAAATCAGGCACCCGTGCCTACGCATAAGGAAAAATTATGGCAATCAGTTTTGAACAATTTATGGAAGCCACTGGAGCAGAAATTTGCGCTGGTAATATTATTATTGGTATTATGGCAGACCGCCGTATAATTGGCCGCTTGGAAAGCGATGGCGTATTCAGCTTGACCGACGAGGGCAAGACAATGGCTGATGAGATTCAAGAAAATTCGCCTAAGAAGTCACGCAAAAAAGCTGAAGACACCCCTGCAGAAACGGTTGAAGAAATCCCTACATTCCTTAAGTAAAGAAACGGGGCGGTCATGACTACTATCAAATTAGAACAGTTTTCAGGGATCGCCCCCCGTATCAGCCCAACCGAGCTTGCACCAAACCAAGCACAAACAGCATCGGACGTAAAACTTCAATCTGGTGAACTTCGCCCTTGGAGAAAACCATTACTTACATATACACCCGGGATAACCTCCAACGTCCAGACAATATACCAGCTTGAAAAAACAAGTACAGGAGATAAAGTCTGGCTTGAGTGGACTACAGATGTAGACGTTGCTCCCGGCCCTGTAGCCGACACAACAGATTTTCGTATTTATTACACTGGTGACGGCACTCCGAAAAAAACAAATTGGAATTTGGCAACTACTAACGGCACAGGGACTAAACCGTTTCCTGATGCTTATTATCAGATGGGTGTGCCAAACCCAACAGCTGCACCATCACTTGCAAACGCAGGTGGTACAACTGCGGAAACTAGAACGTATGTATATACGTACGTCAGTACATTTGGCGCTGTGCTAGAAGAATCAGGCCCAAGCCCGGCAGCTACAGTCGCTTCATTTGTCACAGGCGCTACAGTTACAGTCAGTGGATTTGCCACCGCGCCTTTGGCTTCCGCCGGATATAACATCACTGCGATCCGTATTTATCGGGCAGTGGCTGGCACAGCGTCTGTTACATATTTGTATGTTGGTCAAGTTGCCGTCAACCCAGCTACAGGTGTAGCTGCTAATAATTTTTCAGACACTCTCTTGGCAGCCGCTCTTGGGACTGCCCTTCCATCACTATATTACATACCACCACCATCTGGCTTAACTGGATTAATTGCTATGCCTAACGGCATTTTGGCGGGGTTTACTAATAACCAAGTTTGGTTCTGCGAACCATATCTTCCTCACGCATGGCCATCAAGCTACATGATGACGGTAGGGTTTCCAATTGTCGGTTTAGGGGTGTACGGTCAGACGCTAGTTGTATGTACAAGCAAAGCCACATACCTTATTACAGGTTCTAGTCCCGGCGCAATGTCTCAGGAAAAACTCAGTCTCTTTGAGCCTTGCGTATCAAAGAAATCAATTGCCAGTGACCAGTATGGTGTTCTTTATGCCAGCCCAAACGGGCTTGTAAATATTGCCCCCGGCGCTCAGGATGTGGTTACAAGGCAGTTATTCACCCGAGATGAGTGGTCTACGTACTTGCCCACGACTATGGTTGGCGCTATTTACCAAAATATGTACATCGGGTTCTACCAATCAGGCTCTGTAAAAGCAGCCTTGGTTATCATACGTGGCGATAACCCACCGCTAATCAGTTTAAGTACAGCCGCGACTTGTATATTTCTTGAGCGGTCAACTGCTAATGTATATATACTTAATCCATTAGATAACTTAATTTATCAACTGGATGCCGATACTGTAAACAATTTAGTTTATGAATGGAAGTCAAAGAAGTTTGTAATGCCGGAACCCATGAGCTTTGCGGCGCTTAAACTGCAAGCAGATTGGGCATACATTAGCGACACCACTGCATATAATACAGCTGTTGCTGCAGTTATTGCTGCAAACCAAGTTTTGTGGTCTGGTACAACTGATTTGCGCGGTTCGCTAAATGGTAATTATCTGAACGAATTTCCTGTAAATGGAAACCTTTTGCAAAACGTTTCAGCGGTAGCTAGCCTTAGAAATATCCAAGCGTCAATAATTGCTGACGATACACAGATATTTTCTCAAGGTATTACTAGCCAAGAGCCAGTGCGCCTTCCCGCAAGTAATAAAAATTATATATATGAAATCAAGCTGACAGGAAACGCCCCCATCCGTCAGTTCCGTATGGCTACCAGCATCGGTGAGTTGAAACAATCATGAAAAAACCAGCTATTCCCGGAACGTTAAACCTGCCGCAGAATATGGCGCAAGTTATTGAACCTTTGAAGATCAATGTGGAGTTGATTACTGGGGCTCGACCCGGGTCTGTTGCTTTGAGTGCTTTGAGTACATCTGCTTCGTTATCAGACGTTATAACAAAAGTCAATCAAATACTTTCCAGAATTGATCAAAACGGGTAAGATACAGCCCTATGAAATCAATTGTTTACGGCCAAGATGAACGCGTATTGAGATGGGTCGGAGAACGAATTGATGAAGAAGAATTCTCCCCCGGTGCTGTAGGCATAGGGCTTGAAGAAAATGGTGAGTTAATTGCAGGAGTTGTTTTCAGCATGTACACCAAAGCCTCCATTTGTATGCACGTAGCAGCCGTACCGGGAAAACGTTGGATGACCAAAGAGTACTTGTGGCGCGTGTTTGCTTATCCGTTTATTCAACTTAAGTGTAACCGTGTAACTGGTTTAGTACGTGAAGACAATCTTGTTGCTCAAAAGTTTGATGAGCACATTGGGTTTAAACGTGAAGGTCTTATCCGTAAGGGTGCGACTGACGGAACAAATTTTGTTTTATACGGTATGTTGAAAGAAGAATGCCGCTGGCTAGGAGTTAAAGTATGAGACTCAATGAATTTGAGATGTTGCCAATAAACGCTTTCCGTCCTCGACACGGAAAGTTTGGCCCTATGACTTTTGAAGGCGGTAAAGATGGTGGCGACGCTCCAGCGCCCGACCCAAACATTGGTAGAGCTCAACAACAGATGGCTGATTTGGCTACAGCGCAATGGAACGAATTTAAAAATAATATTTACCCTGAGTTACAAAAGCAAACAGCTGCGCAAAATGCACGCCTCCAAGGTGCTTACGAACTTAGCCAAGAAATTGCCAAGAAAAATATGGAACGAGCCGACGAATCTTATGCCATGTATAAGAAAGGCGCAATTCCAGCAATGGAAAAGCTGAAAGCAGATGCAGACCAATACAATACTGCTGCATATCAAGAACAGCTGGCATCTCAAGCTGCCGGAGACATCGGTCAAGCCGCACAAGTCCAACGTGAACAAACAGCCATGCGCCAACGTGCTTATGGTATTGACCCAACATCTGGGGTAGCGCAAGGACAGGCTAATGCAAATTCTGTAATGCAAGCCGCTGCTACTGCCGCAGCGATGAATCAAACCCGTGAAGCTGCCAAACAAATTGGTTTACAAAAACAAGCCAACGTGTACAACATGTACGCAGGATTACCAGCGCAGTCGATGAACCAAAACAATACTAGTTTGAATGCTAATGCTCAAGGAACGGCTGCAGGTCAGTCGCAGGTAGGTAATGCTGCCGCTATGAGTGGTGTAAATAATGCCGCAGCTTCTACAGCTATGGGCGGCTGGGGGCAAGTTGGTACTCTGGGTGTTCAGAAATATCAAGCTGACGTTGGTGCATACAATGCCCAGCAAGCCGCTGAAGGCGCTATGTGGGGCGGCCTTGGAACAATGGCTGGTATGGCTCTTGGTGGCCCAATCGGTGCTAGCATCGGTGGCTATTTTGGCAAAAAAGTAGCATAAAAAGGGTTTAGATCATGGCATTTAATCTAGGTGCATTTGCAAGCGGAGCCGCCAAAGGGTATCTCAGTTCAAAAGAACTTGAGGAAAGAGAAAAAGATCGTGAGATGCGCCAGCAAGCTCTGGACATCCAGAAAGCACAAGCTGCGCGGGAAGAAGAACGTTACCAACAAGAACGTGAAGCCCGCGAACTTTTAAAAAATGCCTACACACCAGATACAGGTGGTGTATCCACGCAAGATATTACTGGGGCTTTGCCTATCGGCCAACGCGCTGGTGAAACTGAGACTACACCAGAATACCGCCAAGCGTTTCAAAGTGCGTTTGGTAACCTTACTCCACAACAACAAGCCGCAGTATTACAAGGATACGGTTCTGCAAATACCCCCGGTGGCCAAGCTGCTGCGGCAATCCCTGAGTTAAAAGCTGCTCAGTTGGGTACGACTACTGTACGTAAAGGCGAAGACGGTCAGACTTACGCTGCCCAACCCTTGGGCGAAAGAGAAGCTCTTGTTCGCTATAGACAAATGGCTGGTGCATCAGGTAATACTGCTGCTATGGAGAAAGCAAACCAGCTGTACTCACAGTCTTTACAAACAAAACAACTTGAGCGTGGTGAAAAACGCGCTGATAAAGAAGACAAGTTTTATGATTGGCTTGGTAATTCTCAAGAGATGTTGCTTACAAAAGGCCCGCAGGCTACCGCTGATGTATTGGCTAAAGAATACAACACAGGCCCAGACCATAAAGATGGTTTCACTGCCAAGGTTATAAAAAACGAAGACGGTTCTTCCGTGTTCACTATTACAAACGATAAAACAGGCGAAGTTAAATCAGCTTATCCTGTCGACGACAAAAACGTGGGAGAAGCTATTAAATTTATGGCTTTCCAAAAATGGTCATCACTACCCGGCAATTTTGAAAAATCTCTCGCTGAAACCCGCGAAAACACAAAACTTGGTTTTGAAGGTAGAAAAGTTGATATTGAAGCCAGTAGGCTTGGTATGGACGCAGGTAAGCTTGGCCTTGAGTGGGAGAAATTTAATCTTGAGGTTAAAAATAATCCTAAGAAACTGGCTGAGATGGATGCCAAAATCAAAAACTACAACGCTGATGCTAATTATAGAAATGCTCTTGCAAAAGCTGCTGGTGAAAAAACTGGTAATTGGGCTGTAATTGGTACAGACAAAGATGGCGCACCCATCAGTTATAACAAGAATGATGGTTCTGCTGCACGACCTGATGGAAAACAAATTCAAGACGTTGAGTTCTTTAAGAAAATTACTGGTGAAAAAGCGGCTAAAGAACCAATCACTAATAAAGACGTATTGGATTTTGTTGAAAAAAATGGCGACGCACCAAGTGGTATCAAAGACAAAAATACCGGAAAAGAACTTCGTGTAAGGGAATTACCTTTGTCTCAGCAACGCCAAGCCGCTGAAGATTTCTATCAAAAAGGTACCGGCTCTGGTGCATTACCAATGCCTGTTGTTGGAGAAATGAAAAAACCGGGAGAAGTTCCAAATGCTCCTGCAGCAAATCCAGCCAAGCCTGAAGCTGCCAAGCAGACAGCTATTCCGCTTAGGTCTACTAATGGCGGTAAGACATATACTTCAGCTTTGCCGGAAACAATAAGAGACCCTTCTGTGCCATATTACAGAGAGATACCTAACCCATTGGCTTATTTAAACAACATCACCTTTGGCTCTAGGGCTGAAGCACAACAAGCGTACGAAAACGCAATGAAGAACGAAGCTGCTGCTATCCCACAAGTAAGGTAAAAAATGCCAATCCGTTCAATTTCTGATCTTCGTAGTGCTGTCGGAAAAGACTGGGATAGTGTTTCTGATGAAGATTTGATTCAGTCATACGCGGATTCAGTAAAAATGAATCCGGTAGAAGTTGCTCGTACCCTTGGGTATGACGCCGGTTCCGGTGGCCGTGAATCAAAGCGGGCTACAGCAGCAATCAGTAACTACGTTGGTAACCTACAAGGGGTAGGCGAAGAACTAGCTGGTGCAGTAGGTTTTAGTGGCGTCAGAGATTACTTGGCTGAAAAACGCCGTGCTAATGAATTCCAAGCCAACGTAGCTTCTACCCGTGCTAAAGACATGGGGGCCGTTGAGTCGTACAAAGACGTAAACGATTTTTCAAGCGGAGTAAATTACGCTACTGGTTTAGCAATTCAGTCTGCCCCATATCTTGGCGAAGCTTTGGTTGGTGGTATTGGTGGTCGTTTGGCTATGGGCGGTACTCGCGCTGCTTTGGCTGCTGCCGAGGCTTCTGGTGACGTAGCTGCTGCTGCACGTGCAAAACGTGCATTGAACATTGGTTCCGACGTTGGTGTTGCGGCTGCGTCTTATCCTTCCGCTGTTGGCGATGTATTGTCCAATCAACGGGAACAAACTGGCGGTAAAACTGATGCAGCTTCTGCATTTGCCCTTGGCGTGCCATACGCAGCGTTAAACGTAATTGGTGTTGAAAGTGCTGTAGGACGAGCACAGTTATTTAAGAACCCACTCAACTTACTGGACAATGTCTCAGGGCTTAAAGGCGGTTTGGCCCGAACTGCGGCTACTGGTACAACTGCAGCTCTTAAAGAAGGTGCTTCTGAGACAGGTCAAGAGTTTATAAACCAAGCTGGCCGCATGGCCGTTGACCCCACAGAACAGTTCTTCAACGAAAAATCCAACGAGCGATTCAAAGAATCCTTTATTGGCGGCGCTACCCTTGGCGGACTTATGGGCGGTGGTTTGGGCGGCTGGAGACGCAGCGAAAGTTTTATCCCCAACGCAAATACTGACACAAATACTCAAACTGGTCAGCAGACAACCAACGATATTCAACAAACTTTTCAACAGACTACTACTGGTACAACGCCCACTGCAATCCCTGTAAACCGTCTTGCCGAACAAATGGGCGGCACTGCTGGTAGAACTGATCCACTTGCGGGTCGTTCTTCGTTATATAACCAACAGCTTGCACCAGAAACAACAGCACCTATCACGCCTGCGGCTCCAGCTGTAACAGGCGGAACTACGGACATTGCTCAAGCAAATGCCGCAGCAAATCAACAACAGCAACAAGTAAATCAAGCTCAAAAAGAACAAGCTGCACGTGAAGATGCTTTCTCCAAAATTGGAGCTGTTTACAACCCAGAAGGTCAAGGGTCATTACAGATTTTTGGCCAGACTATTCTTGGCCCGCAAGTCAATACATTTGGTACAGCACTGGCTGCTAAAGTAGCAGCGTTGCCACCTCAAGCTCATGCAATTGCAAATGCCATATCTCAAGCAAATGCTGTGTTAGGCACTACAGAAAAGCCAAGTCCTTTGGTAAGCTTTACGTACAACGGCAATAACCCAGTTGCATCCGCTGATAAAGCCCTACAAGCCTTGGCAAAGGTAACAGACAAATTCCAGATCGGGCATGTAGATTCTGTGGAGATGGCTGCAAGTAATCTGAATACACTTTCAGTTACAGCCAAAGGAAATCAACTTGAACAAATCAACGCTATCCATGAAGCTCTGACAGGCAGAGACACGGACGGTTATATTGCGTCACAACAAACCAAAGGAGCTAAAAATGGACTGCAACAGCAAACAACTACCGGGGTGGGAACAGTACCAATCCAAAGCGGAGCAGGAGAAAGCAATGGGGCAAACACTGGGAATGTACAACCCAGCGGAGTTCAATCCCTCCTCACAGGAAGTCAGCCTCAAGGACAGACTGGCCAGCAAACTGGACAGCCATCAGGAGAAGGAATACGGAATGGCACCAGTGTCACCCCCAACGTTTCTGGTGGTCAGCCAGCGCAAGGGCAAGTAAATGAACAAACCACACGTGGGGTGGGTGAAGGGCAAACACCCAATCAACCTCAACAAACCGCCACAGGCGCTGTGGGTGAGCAAACTGTTCAAAACGGCCCAAGAAAATACAGCCCAACCATTGGCTACTACGCCTCCGACCTCGCCCACATCTCAAGCGAACGCCGCATAAACATCATTCTGGAGTTGTTTAACAAAGTATTGGCTACTACTAAAGGGGCTAATGCTGAAACACGTGCAGAGATTTTGCGGTTGTCTTTGTTGGAACAGTTCAAGGAAAAAGACATTGCTGATTTGGTAGGCATGTCAGAAGCTGCTGTTCAAAAACAAATTGAGCGCATGGGCGTCAAGATGGACAGAGAGATTGGGCAATACGTTGTGGTTGACCCAGACATTGCCGTGAAGATAGTAGCCGAAGCCGCTAACTTCCGTTCTGTGGAATTTCCTGATGGCATTGGTGAAGGTGAGTTAGCTGGCTTGTATGCCACTCGTTCTGAGTACGAGGCCAATAAATCCCAAACGCTGGCTGAAGAACTTGAGGCTGGTGAACAAGAAGGTGACCGTAGCAAACTGCTGGCTGAAGAAATGCAGCGCGGTGAAGGCGGTGAAGACCGCACTATGGGAACTGTTGCAAATGCAGGCGGAAGCCAAGGGGCTGTTGACTCTGAAGGTAGAGTCATCCTAAACCGAATTGACAAACTGCAAGCCAAAGTAAACGCAGACCCCACTGATACAAAAGCTGCGGCAGATTTAGCTAAAGCTTGGGCTAAGTACGCTGAGCTACAAAAAGAAAGAGCAGGCAAGGGTGAAAAAACTGTTGCCTATGCAGAAGATGAAGAAGCTGATTTAACAGGTGAAACCACAACGGCAGAGACAGAGACAGAGGCAGAACCAGAAGTTGATGTCGCCGAACAAACAAAGCGAGACAAGCTGGTTGCTGAAGCTCGTACAAAACGTAAAGCCGACCGCAAAGGTTTAAATGTTGGAGATACAGTAGCCAACCCCAAACTAGGAACTGGTGTCGTTGAAAGCTTTGCTGGTGACGGCGCAGAAACTACTGTTACTGTAAAGTTCCAAAACGGACTCACAAAAACTTTATCCGTAGCATCAGCCAAACTGGAGAAAACAAATGCCGTTCAAGTCGAAAGCGCAGATGAGGGAGATGTTCGCCAACCAGCCGGAGGTGGCAAAACGGTGGGCAAAGGAAACACCAAACCCAAAAAGCCTGCCGGAAAAGTTGAGCAAGCCAAAACAGAAACCAAAGTCGAAGAAGTAAAAACCCCAGAGGAACAATGGAATGAACTACGCACTCTTGCACCTGAGCTCCCAGCTTACAGCGATCTCAACAAAGATCAAAGAATACGTTTTGATGACTTGGCAAACCGTGGTAAAGCCAACCTTGCAGCTGTTGTCAACCAAATTGTCACGGCTCCGCAAGAAGTAGAACAACCCAAGTTCGGTAAAGGTACAGCACCTGCAAAACCATACACTGCCAAGTCCTTGATTGCTGAACTCAAAGCGTTCATGCGGGTTGATGCTCTTGGCCGGAACGTACTTATCGTTGACAATGTGGCTGAACTTGAAGACTTGCGCGACCAAGCTATTGGTTGGTCAAATGATAAAGCCTTTGGTTGGGAACGTAACGGCAAAGTTATTTTGATTGCAAGCCGTATCCAAGAAGGTCAGGGTCGTGCCAAGTTTATGCACGAAGTGGGTAGCCACCTTGGTCTTGACCGGATGCTTGCAGAAAAAGATATTATTGCTTTGGCTAGCCAGATCGGAACTTGGGCTGATCTCAACAATAACTCCAAAGAATCTGTACTGGCACGTAAAGCCATTGATCGTGTAGGTAACGCCAAGGTAGCAGATGAAGACGTGATGTCTGAGTTGATTGCGTACTTTGTTGAAGAAGCCATTCTGTCAGGTGTTGACCCAACTGCTGCCGCAAAATTGACAGGCTCATTTGGTAGTTGGTTCCGCACATTGTGGGCTGGCTTTAAAAATGCCGTCCGTAAACTTGGCTTCAAACCAGAATCTTTGACCGCACAAGATGTGGTCAATATGGCCTACGGCGCTGCTCGTTTGGAAATTGCTGGCACATGGCACGGCACGGCTGCTGAGTTCCGTAAATTTAACCACCAGTACATGGGTACTGGTGAAGGCGCTCAAGCATACGGCTGGGGTTCATACTTTGCTCAGCGTTACGGTATTGCCGAAGGTTATAGGACAGCTGACATAAAGCGTAAAACAAAAGCCGGGCTTAACGAGCTTGCTTATTCTTATGGCGGATTGAACAACTTTCAACAGCAACAACAATATTTTAGCGATGGCGGAACACCGATCAAACTTGGTTTGACTATGCTGCATCGTTTGCGTATGCGTTCCGGTAATTTGTATATTCCCACTATCGAAGTTACTGGGAATAAAACTCCGGGGGCTTTGTCTTATAAAGCCGCTGATCAAATTTTCAAAAAAGACGGTTCTCCGCTTTTTTCCGACCAGCAAATTGCTCAGATGTCGGACTATGTTAATAGGACATCAAACAATCCCGTAGGCTCCCTGATGCGTGTTGACGTCAACATGGAAGATAACGAAACACTGAACTGGGATGAGAAGATCAGTGCTATGCCGCAGGAAGTCCAAGATGCCTTGGCCAAAATTAAGGATAGTCTTGAGGCTGAAGGTTTGCTGGAAGGCTACTTGGGTAAGCTCAATGCTGACTGGGAAGAACTGACCGGCGCTGACCTTTATAAAACAATCTTGAATAAAGCGCATGAAGCAGATGCCAAGATATTCCATGATGTCCCCGGGTCAGACCGCATGAAGGCTAACAAGGCATCCAGCATGTTGTTGGATAGTTTGGGCATCAAAGGCATCAAGTTCTTGGATGCTCGTAGCCGCGATAAAGTTGTTGATAACAAAGACATCACTCGAAACCTTGTTGTCTTCAACGATGCAAACATATTCCGTGCGGCTACCAACATTGGCGCGGACAAAGAACAGGTTAAGTTTGGTATCAACCCTGCCGCTACTGTTGACCAGACGATAAATCGCCTGCCTTCGTTTATACGCACCACTACGCGCAGTCTGGTGACCGACCTGTTGCACCAAGCCAAGAACACTGTGTATGCGTCTGCTATTACAGAAGACGTGGTCAAGCTGGCGTCCAAGTACATGAAGTCTGCCAATGACTATCTGAATGCACAGTACGCACGGCAAGCTACACGCATCCAGTTTGAACAGCGTATCAATAAAATTCTGTCCGACTTTGACAAGCTGTCTGGTGAATATAAAGGCACTGGAGCCAACTCAGTCAACAAGTTCATCAAGGACTCTACAGTCAGTGGCTTGTGGGGCTACTACCCCGGCGAACACCGTGTGGGAACTGAGCTGTTTACTGTTGACCCAGAGATGAAAGAACGGTTTGACGCTTTTGGCGAAGGTTCTGCTGCCCAGAAAGTAATTAAGGATGTGTTTGAACACGGCTACGAAGCCCTGATGCTCAAGAAGAAAGCAGTGGAAGCCGCCATCGACCGCGAGTTTGCTGACCGTGAAAAAGCCGTTATGGGCGACACAGAACAGCTGCAAGAGCTGGCCAAAGAAAAGAAACTGCTGCTTGCCCGTGAAGCCAAAATCCGTGGTATCGACGTGTCATCGCCTTATGCCTACCTTGGTCGCTACGGTGACTATGTGGTGGTTGCCAAGTCTGCTGAGTTCAAGCACTACGAAGAACGTGCCAAGCTGGGTGACTGGGATATGCAACAAGCCAAAGACTGGCTGCAAGAAAATATCTCCAACGCTGACCACTACGTAGTGCAGTTTGCTGAGACCCAATCAGAAGCCGACACCATTGCTGACCGGCTGCACGCCACAGGTAACTACGACATCATGCCAGAAGATGCTGGTGTGAAAGAAGCCGAAGAGTCCTACACAGGCGGCGGTGATATCCATTTGGCTGTTAGTCGCTTGCGCAACCTGCTGCAACGTCAAGTCAGTGATGGCGACATATCTTCTGCAAACTTCCATTCCATGAATAAGATGGTTGGGGATTTGTACTTGATGACCGTGGCTGAAGCCAGCGCACGTAAGTCTGAGATACAGCGTAAAAACGTGGCCGGTGCCGATGACAACATGATGCGTAACTTGGCCACCAGTGGCCGTGCCGATGCTCACTTCTTGTCTACGTTGGAGCACAATGACGCCATCACTGACTCGATGGAACGTATGCGTAATGAGGCTAAGAATCAGCGCCGTGAGGCCATGCCCATCTACAACGAGTTGATGAAACGCCAAGCCAATAGCATGGAGTACAAAACTCCCAGTACGCTGGTAATTGCACTTAATCGTATGAACACGTTGTGGAGTCTGACATTCAGCCCAGCGTATTACATGCAACAGATTTTACAAACTGCGGTGATATCCGTGCCATATTTGGCTGGTCGCCTTGGTTACAGTAATGCTGTATCTCAAGTCAATCGTGGGTACAAAGACATCGCTAGCTTGGTCAAAGGCTTAGGCATCAACGACCATATTGACTTTAGCAAGGCTCCTGCTGATGTGCGCGACATGCTCAATAAGCTGGTTGGTATGGGTAAGATTGACATTAGTATGGATGCTGATGAACGAGCCACGGCTGACGAGAAGGGTATCTTTGCAAAGGTGATGTACAAGATGCAGGGTGTGAACAACCGCATCGAAGCTGTTAACCGCTCCGTGGCTGCCATCGCTGCATACCGTGGATACTTGGCTCGTTATGGCAACAACAATACCGAAGCTGCTACACAGTACGCTGCCCAAGTGGTGTCCGATACACACGGCTCATACGATGGCTTCAACACTCCGCGTGCATTGACTGGCGGGTTTGGTAAAGTAATTGGACAGTTCCGCCGCTTCCAGATTATTCAGTTGTCCATGCTGGCACGTCTGATGAACAATGCGTTCAAGGGTGCATCGGCTGATGAGAAGATGGTAGCCCGCAAAGCCCTTGGGTTTATCACTGCACAGATGGCTGTGATTGGCGGCGCGATGGCTGTTCCGTTCTTCAACCAGATCGCATGGATGATGTCCAAGATTCTGGGAGACCCAGATGAACCCGATGATTTTGAGTTCAAGTTGCGCCGCATGATTGACAACAAGGTTGTTGCTGACCTGCTTTTGAGGGGAGTACCTGCTTCCTTGGGTGTGGATGTCAGTGACAAGCTGGGTATGGGTCGTGTGGCTTCTATCCTGCCGTTTGCGCAAGGCGACTTGACCAGCCGTTCTGGTGCAGAGAAGATTATTGTGGCGGCGATGGGGCCAAGTGCCAGTATGTCGATGAAGTTTGCTGATGCGTTTGGGATGATTTTGAAGGGCGACTATTACAAGGGCCTAGAGATGGCCCTGCCCAACGGATTTGCCAACGTAATGAAGGCAGCTCGTTTTAGTTCTGAGGGTATCACCATGCGTAATGGTGACCTCGTTCTTAAGCCAGAAGACTTTGGCATGGTTGATGCCGCCTTCCAAGCTGTGGGTTTGCCGACAAACACTGTGACTAACCGTCAGTTTACCCAGAATGTAAAAGCTGAGTACGACAAGTTTTATGCACAGAAGTCAACAGATATTAAAGGTGCGTATGTCAAAGCGTACAGGGAAAATGACGCCAAAGGTATGGCCGAAGCCCGTGAAGAATTCCAGCGATTGGAAGATTCCCGTGTGTCAAATGGATACAAAAGACAACCAATGTCCGACCTTTTTAAAGCACCAATGGCCGCAATGAAGCGAGAACGTGGTGTAATTGGGGGAGTGGAAACTACCAAGCAAAACAAAGGTTTTGTAGAATTAGCAAGCCAAATCTAAGGAGTGAATCATGAGCGATCCCGTAGGACTTAAAGCAG